AAACTCCTGAGTCATATCTAATGCAGTAGTCGGCACTAACAAACTTTATATCTACATCGTTTAAAAGGATAATATTTCCATTGACCAAAGTGGCAAAGAGTGTGCAGTCGTTGACTTTTCCGTAATTGATTGTTTTCATTTTAGTTATCCTCCTTATGATTTAGCTTCCACGTCCGGTTTTCAAATATTTCTTCCGGATCAATCTGTATTCCCTCCGGCCATTGCCCTAAAAATTTAGAAGCCGCTATGACACCCTCTTTAGTTCTTGCCATGCCAATGTATGTGACAAAATTATCATCCAATACTCTTTCGGTGGCCCACGAGTGTACTAGTATATCAAAGGTGCGGGGATTGGGAATGGCGTGTGCAAAAAACCTTTTTGCGTACTCAGGATGATCGGGCGTGGGTACTACACTTACTGGACCATAAGCTTTTCCGTCTTTATCCACGACTATTGGTATACCATAATGTGATGCAGGGCTTTCGGTGGTTAGCTCGTATAAGTGGTTGAGCTTGTAATTCATTTTTGATTACCTTCCTTTCATGTACCTAGTATTGGCTCCCGGCCAGGCCCTGAGCCTTAACGTCCCATGATCTTGTGGATATAAGCGTTAGCTAGGTTTTGATGTTCGATCCACCATTTAGCGGTATAACTACTCTCTTTTAGTTCACTTGCTGCCTTTTCTAATTTTGAGATTACAACAAAAAAGCAACAATCACTCCTTCCTTTTTGATACTCAATTTCGCGCTGTAACGCTTCAAGATTTGAGGTGACAATTTCCTTAGCCCATGCAATTTGTTTTTCGCTTCCGGTTAAGCTTTCGATAGCTTTCATAACCTTAGCAACTCCTTTCTTGGCGGCTGTCCACAATGACCTAAGAGCCAGCGCTAACCGAGCTGAGTAGTCACCAACCATTTGTTTAGCCATTTGGTGTGCCTCAACCATCATTTCGCGTTTGTTCATTTTAATCTTCGTCATGTGGGCAACTCCTTTCCTTATCTGATCACATTGTATCCCAAGCGCTTGGGATATGTCAAGAGGGGGAATTAAGTTTATTTTTAATTTGCTTTGATTTGGTTGGCATATATAGAAGCAATGTTTTAAGAGTGCTATTAAGTTATTGAGTAGATTGTATTGGATGGGTTAGTAGTGGGCTTAGGATTGATTGTAGGGCTTGTGGTGAGGTATTAGAGGAGGTAGTTAATTAATGAATAATCCCGGAACAGTACATAAGGTAGTGACTATAAAGGTTGATAATACAGAGGATTACGAGAGTAGGGAGTATACAGATATGAAGGCTCAGAAGATGGCTATGGAGATTGACGAGATGGCTAGAGTTGTACTTTATGGGTGTAATCGCTGTATGTATACATGGAGTGATAATGGAGGATGGTGTCCTATTTGCGGGCAACCTGCAACACATGGACCTAAGCAAGATTAATAGATTATAGGAGGATTGGGAGTGATGGCAGCGATAGGTAATAGGCAAAGATAAAAGCTACCTTAGTTGGTAGCTCTGAGTGATAGGATGTATTCTTTGATTTTGATTAGTTCTGAGTCTGTGACATAGATCGATTGGGGTTTGCGACCGGATGGCTTGCGGCCGGCGTTGATGCGTTTGCCGCCATGTTGGGGCTTAGCGGTTGTCATTGTGTTTCCTCCTTCGCTGGGCACTTAGTTTGCCGACCCCGAACAACAAACTTTTAATAAAGCTTCGATAGTTTCTTTTTCGTACTGGTTACGTTCTGCATTTGCTAAATGTTCAAAACTGGGATGATAATACACTTCTGGCTTTTTGCCGCTTTTTGCTTTGTGGCTTAATTCACCACTTTTTACAGCAGAGTTCAAAGCTTTTCTAACACTTGCTGGCATTGAACTAGAAATAACCCTTACTCTTGCCATTCTCACCATTTCAACATTTGCTTGGTCAGCTGTCATGTTCCCGCGACCCATCAAGTCTTGAAGGTGTTCTAGATCATTTTGATTTAAGTTTTTCATGTGTGTTCCTCCTCGTTTGTTTTAGTTCTTGAATTTAGTTTAGCAGAATCAAGTATGAATGTCAATGATGTTTTTCAAGTTTATTTTGGATTTGTTTTAAGGCTAGTAATGAGCTATCTATAGTGGATTGTGTTAGATAGATGATTAGTAAGCTTAGATGAGCTGCAGTGACTCGTAGTGATGTAATTTAAGGAGGTAACTGATGATGGCAGATATGATGTTGAGCATTCTTATACTTGTGATTGTTACTCCTGTAGCGTGGAAGGCTATTGGTTGGGATTAGATTTTATTAGATAGTGGAGGTGATCGTTATGGCTGCTGCGGTGGGGAATCAATATGCGTTAGGGAATAAGGGTGGCAGTCCTCCTAGATATAAGGACCCTGCTGAAATGCAAAGTAAGATTGATGGTTACTTTAATAGGAGCAAGGGCGAACTGCTGAAGGATGATGATGGGGTTCCAGTATTAGATAAGTATGGGCATGTCATTATAGTTGATCAGTTTCCCCCAACTATTACTGGATTGGCGTTAGAATTGGGGTTTACGAGTAGATTGGCACTATTGAATTATGAAGATAAGAAAGAGTTCCTTAACACCATCTCGATAGCCAAGGCTAGGGTAGAGGCTTATACAGAAGCCCGGCTCTTCGACAGAGACGGTGTTAATGGTGCCAAATTCAGCCTGACGAACAACTTTAAGGGCTGGAAGGATACTCAGTCTGTGGAGTATTCCGGTCCCAATGGTGGCCCTCTACAAATCCAGAGCATCGCTGCTCTCTCCGACGCTGATCTCAAGCTCATGATAGAGATCATGGAGCGATCACAAATTCAGGGTGAGGTAGTCGATATCGAGTCATCGGAGGACTGATATGTCCGTCAGTGGTGGATTATTGGGGTATTTAGCGCAGTAGGACCCTGTGATCCGCCTATAGGTTGATTCCGAATGTGACACAACAGGAATGTGACACATTCGCATTGACTGGATGTAGCTACTGCTTAGCTAGTAGAGCATAACGATAGCAACAGAGTGTGTTGATAGTAACTGCTGCTGTAGTCGTATAGTTAGCTCTGCTGTACTGCTGATCTGGCTGTGCGTGGCTGTGCATCTGGGATAGCCCGGCTGTGTACCAGAGATTCGAGGACCGGGGGGAGGGCATTGGCCGGGGTTGGTGGATTCTATGTATACTCCTCCTAACAACTATAAAATATTTTTTATAAATTTTTAAGGAGTCGATAAAATGCAAATCCACTTCTACGTAACACCAGGTGACCTAGAGCGATACAAAAAGGAAGGTGCTTGCTATGTTACAAGCGATAAGCAATGCGCCACTAAACCATTTCTGCATATTAGTATTAATTTAAGCGACCATACGATTGAGAAATTGGAAAACTCAGAGGAATATATCTTAAGGAAAATTAACTAACAACATAAATCCACTTCCTAAAAATATTTTATAAATTTTTCACAGAGAAACCCCTTCGATGCGAGGGGCTTTTGTTATGTAAATAATCAGTATCATACGTACTCAGACGTAGTTATTATTGTGAGTCTGTATGGATTGCACAACTATAGGGCCTTGGAAACCGCATAAATACAGGGTTTTCTTATTATTGGTAACTAGATTTTACAGGTGCATAGAGGTTTTTAAATGCACCCACGTTTTTGGAGGTGATTATGTGCATAAGGTGACTAATATTATCGATGAAAATGGTGAGATTGTTAATAGCAAGAAGGCCTATTTCAAAGATATGTTCGATGAAGAAAAGGGTTATCTATTCTGGAATAAGACAGGATTTGTTAAGACCTTTCAAGATGTATCCTTGCCATCAACGATAACTAAGACTGACATAGCAAATCTATTCTTATTAAGCAAGAAGGTTTACTCAACAACCAACATGATTGGATATCGCGGTAATGGTGGCATAAGAGTGATGAGCGTCGAGCAGATGTCTAAAGTTATCAGGGACACCGAACGGCACACTATTACCTTCCTTAATAGAATGATTAAGTCAAGAATTATTGCTAGGGTAGAAGTAAAGATTGGTGAGGATGATATCGTCACTCAGTATTACTTTAACCCTATTTATTTTTTCTCATCTAATCGGTTGTCATTGAATCTCTATTTGTTGTTTCAGAAGGATTTAGACCCCTTTATTCCTGAGTATGTTCGGCAGAAGTTTAGGTTGTTGAAACCGCAGGGTTAGTTATCCACTCCGAATAACGTGGGGATTTGCTCCGCACGTTCCCCTCACCCCCTTCTTCCAAACAAAATCCCTTGAATATAACCACGCATAACCTATCTATCCATTAAGTACAAGCTATGTTCAACTAAACGTACATTTAAACGGAGCAGCAAACGTTAGGTCCAAGCTAATTTAGGAGGGAATCAGATTGGAGGAGAATCGCTCATGCGCTGAATTTATACCGATAGACAAAACTCTTAAAAGAACAAACTGCGCTTTATGTACTCGATTTAAAAATAATAAGTGTAGGGAAATGATATGGATTAAGGAATGGTTGGCATGGCAGTAAAGGAGCAAGGTGTAAGCATAGCTGATGAGCTGAAGAAGATGACTCCTGCCCAATTGGCTGCTACCTTCGAGGAGCTAAAGAGAGTAGATGCACTTCGTGATGATGTGGCGTTCCTAAAGCATTATGTCAAGATTGTTAATAAGGATGGCGAAACAATACCATTTAATCTCAACGGCATCCAAAAGAAGATTGACGATAAGATTAAGGAACTGGAGGCAAGAGGAATACCTGCCCGATTCATCATATTAAAGGCTAGACAGGTAGGCGGTTCAACATATATTCAAGGTAAGTTCATATGTCGTATCATCAAGAATAAAAACAGAATAGCTCTTGTGGTAGCTCATCGTGATGATAGTACCAATGCGATTTTTGAAAAGGCCAAGTTCATGAACAATAATTTACCAGCCAATATCAAGCCACTTCAGCAAGCGTCAAACGCCAGGGAACTTATATTCGATAAGCCGCCCCACTACAAGGGTAAGCAAGAAGGCCTTAATAGCAGAATCAAGGTTCAAACGGCTGGTAGTGAAGGTATTGGGCGTTCTGATACTCATTACTACGTCCATTTGTCTGAGTTTGCATTCTACAGCGGTAATCCTAAAAAGAGCTTAACCGGTATCCTTAAGTCAGTTCCTAGAAAAGTTGGAACTATTGTTGCCATAGAGTCTACAGCTAACGGAATGAACGACTTTAAAGACCTTTGGGACAAAGCTGAAGCGGGAAAAAGTCAATGGGTTCCTTTGTTTTTTGCATGGTTTGATAGTCCTGAGTACCAAATTCCTGTAACTGAGGATGAAGAAAAAGAAATCAGGCAAAGCATGGAGGAATCAAAGAATCATCTAAAAGACTGTACTTGCTTGCCTTGCTATTTGCGTAATATTTACGAGTTGTACAATTTATCAATACAGCAAATAGCTTGGTATATGTGGTCGCTTGATAACGATTGCGATAGCGACAGAAACCTAATGAAGCAGGAGTGCCCCACTTTCCCGGCTGAAGCTTTTCTCTCAACTGGTAGGCCGGTATTCAATAATGAGAAAGCGTTAATCAGGATTGAGCAACTCAAAAAGCAATACAAAGAAAAACCTCCGAAACGAGGTTCTTTTTTATTCGAGTGGAGCGACCCTGAAACTAAAGACAAAATCAAGGATAGCTCAATTAAGTTTGTTAATAACTATGGCGACTTTATCACTATTTACGAGGAACCAAAGGTTGGACATCCTTATGTTATTGGTGGGGATACAAAAGGAGAAGGATCAGACCTCTTTGCTGGAACGGTTATTGACAACTCTAATGGTAAACGTGTAGCAACTCTTCATAGCGACATGGGACCCGACACATACGCTCACTTAATGTATTGCCTGGGAAGATACTACAACAACGCTCTTATTTCAATTGAGATCAACTTCGATATATTTCCTGTCATTGAATTAGAGAGACTTCATTATCCAAGGCAATACAGGAGAGAAATACTGGATGATGTTAGCACGAAAAAGCAGTATAAAAACGGTTGGAAAACGGACGGAAATAGTAGACCATATATCATTTCTTTGGAAGTATCCCTAATCCGCGACAACCCAGAACTATTCACGCATATTGACATGCTTAGGGAATGCGTTACCTTTGTTAAAGACAAAAACGGCAGACCAGATGCAGAGTCAGGCAAGCACGACGATATCCTAATGTCGGATATGATCGCCAACGCCTCCCGATCCCAGCAACGCTTCACAGTAGAACGCAACGCCAAATTTGAACTCCCCGCCAACATGAGCGAAGAAGAAAAGTCGAGGGTTAAGGCTAATATTGATTTTGAGGATAAGTATGTGGAGATGGCTAAGTATCGGAGGAAGAAATAAGTATACCTAAAGTTTACCGGAATACCTAAGTATACCTTCTCCACGCTTGAAATGAGGTGAAACAATGTCGCTACTAACCAAAGTAAAAAAGGTGGCTGGTAAAATCATGGGCAAAAAAGAAATGGTCCAAAATGCTGAACAAGAAGAATCTGACCGCGAACTCATAGAAAAATGGCAGCCAGTATTTGAAGCAGATAAGAGGGCTAAGAAGCCATGGGATGCAAGGTTCGATGAGTGGGAAGCAATCTATGATGCTGGCCGTGATTTCCAGAATGTCGAGGATGAATTTAGTAATTCCAACCGGACCATGAGGACTAATATCAACTTTCCTCGAATGATCATAGAAAGTCTTATTGAGCTTCGCGTTCCGGACCCCGATTTCCAGGCTATATCCAAGGATGATGAGGAATCCATTGAAAAGCTCAAGCAATATGTCATGTACGTTGTTCGTTCTGCTCAACCATCACTCGAAGAAATCAACCTCCACAATGAACGCAGGGTAATGAAATTTGGCGGCGCCTTTCATAAAATCCATTGGAACAACAGCGTTAAAAGGGCTGGCTATGTCGGAGAAATAGAAATATCTATGCCGCACCCTAAAGACATCATCCCTAACCACGGCGCAACATCAATCGATGATATGGAGCATTACCATCATCCTAACAACCGCACAGCGAACTACATTACCCGTAAATGGCAGGACATTACAAAAGAAATGCTCGAGCAAAAAGCGCAGCTATTCCACGAATACGACGAAATGTCCGGCTCACAGAGAATTAATGTAGGCGACTCTGAATCTGGCGATCAGGAAATGGGCTTAGAGAAGTACACCATCATTGAAACATCATACAAGGATGAAGATGGCGACATATGTAAGTTCTGGTGGTCTGGTGACTTAGTGATTAAACACATACCTAAGTTTTATCATCGTCGGGATGAAGATGGCACTTCCATAAAAGCAAGCCATGAATATGAAGGCAAGGAAGCCGACTACTACATCCCTAAGTCATGGGACCTCATTTATCAACCATTTATCCCAAGGGACAAGTCCTTTTGGGGAAT